CCTTCAAGCTGTTGCTCGCGTTTCTTGTTTTCAAGTTGCATTGCCTTAACGCGTTCTTTCTGCTCTTTCTTGTCAAGGCTGTCTTTCGTGCCCTCGTTGCCGTTCATCTTGGCCAAGAGTTCAATGGCTCGCATATCGCCTTTAAGGGCCTTTTGCAAAAGGACCGTCGCGATCGCTGTCTGGTTCGTCGCGTTTAGGCCCTTTTCCTCAAGAGCTTCTTTTAGCTGTGGACTGAAAACGTCCATCTCTAAAATTTGATTGACTTTCTTTTTTAGATCCGCTTTTTCCCTTCGAGCCTTGCCGGAGGCGATACCGCCTTTTCTTTGAATCTCTCTTTGCTCGTCCTTTGTTCGCTCGTTAAGTGGAATCAAGTTTTCGTTCGACATCGCCTCCCTCCTTTACTAGTATATTTTTTTGTCAGCAATAAAAAACAGCCCTTTTCGGGCTGTCGAGTAGAATGGAAAGGTGACAAGGAAAACTCATGAAAAACCTTACCAAAAGCGGACGGGCGGAATCGAACCGCCGAAACGAAAAAATTTTTAAAAAATATAAGGAGACCCCACAAACTGGGAAAGTTTTTTTATGAAAAGTAAAACGTGCTGATGTAACTGTTGGCTTTTGTCCTGTCGTCCGCAATGAAGATCGTCGTTTCCTTCAATCTTCCGATAATACAATTTTACCACCTTTTTTTGAACACTTTTCCCAAATTTCAGCGTGTTTTTAAAAAAATACTTGTAACTTTCTTTTCGAGGCCTTTGAAGAACGGTTTGATAACATTTCGATAGACCGAGTTTTTCGACATAAACAACTCGAGGGCCACGCCTTCGACATTTTTTGATCGTGTCACATATAAGCATTTGATTGCCTCCCAATTTGAGGGAGCACACTCGCTTGTATATTCTGTGATCGCTTCTGCGAGCGTATAGAGTCGAATCAATTCCGGATCATTTTCTTTTAGGATCACGTTTTTTAGAGCTTCTGGCGTGTTAGTTGCTGCCTTGCTCTTTATAAACCAGTTCTCATCAAAATTTTGATAAGGGAAAGTGATCTCTTCGATTCGCTCTTTGATCTCTTTATCAAACGGATATCTTCGAAGCGCGTCTATCAGATATCCGTATCTTGTCTCAATTCGCAAGCGCTCCTCCTTTCTAGCCCCAAGTGGGCTCTATACTTCTCTTTCGTACACGTCGAAGACTCCGACTTTCTGACTATCGCGATAGGCTAGCGCCTCTTCTTTGGTCTGGAATTCGATCTCTTCAAACTTAGTTGAATGATTGCAATCCCAGCGGGTACGCTTTAGATATTTTCTAATGACATAAACTTTCATGCTATCCCCCGACACCGTTTTCATCGGCGACTTCCTGTAATTGTTGGCTCATACGTGAATTATAATCAGTGTTCAATTTATTAATAATCACGTCTTGCATGATATTTTTTTCTTCAGCTTTCTCGAGTTCGTCCTTTTGTGTTTGGATCGTTCGTTGAAGCTCGTTGTTGCTCGTTTCAAGTGTTCGGACTCGTGCGTTAAGGTTGACGCATACAGCGATTAGGACAAAAAGGATAAACGCAAAATTCGCACGTATCAGCTTATCATTATTCGTCATTTTCTCGCCCCTCTTTCCACATAGCGACCCCGATCACTGCGAGGCCACCCAGCCACGCAAGCGATAAGCCTCCAAAGATAAATGTTAATAAGTCCATTAGTTATCCCCCTAAAATAAATAACTTAACATTATCAAGTAAAGCAATGTTTCCAGTGCATAAACAGATATCGAGAATAGAAACGGAATGACACCAGCGCCCAAGTTATAATCTAAAATCGCGTAAGTAAGTCCGATAACAAACAAATAACCTAAACTTAACAGCAACCCCATAAGAATTTCATCACGATGATTCTTAATGTATTTTTTGAATTTCGCCATTCTGTTACCTCCGATTTCTTAACAAAGCCTTTTCGACGTTATACAAGTCCACTGAAGTAGTCTGAATCATACGTGGAATCCGCGCGTCATGCGCTTTAAGACATATCTGGCTTTTCTCAAAATCCACATAAGCCACTTCTTCAATATCTATACATTCTTCAACCCAGCCGTATCTTGTGAATGCGTATATAAACACACTATCACTCATTCCGTTACCTCCAACAATTCTGGATTTTCGTAAACGTTGCCGATGATTTCTCTGTCGCTGGCCACATTACACAATCGTTCAAAATTATTGTATCGAATCAAGCTATTTACAAACATTCCTAAATCTTCTCTGTATTCGATAAATCCATTCAACAAACCATCTTTTGTGCCCAAAACATCTTTCTCATATATCTCCCGTAAATTTTTGTCAAACATCCCTGTGAAACGTCCTACTGATTCTATATTTACAGGACACCAAGAACCTATTGTAATGTATTGTTCATTGGCTTCTACCACTTCGTTGATGATAAATGCTCTTCCTCTATCTTCAATTAAATGTCCGTATTGCCATTCTCCTTTGCTATTTTCGTCAATGGATAACCCTCTAAATTTTGGAATCATCTTGCACCTCCCATAAAATTATTGGCAAAATTTTGCACTTCAGTATCAATTATTTTATGTCTATAATTTAACAATGGATTCATGAGGTCATTTCTCACAGCAGGCCTCAAAATGATTTCATTTGTTTCCAAAAATCTTTTACCGTTGATTTTGATTTTTACATCATACCCATTTGCAATATGTTCGAGGTCGTTTTTAGATAAATATATTTCAAATCTACTCATTCCGTTACCTCCTTCAACTCTCCATCCCAATCGCTGGCAGGGTGGACGCATAATTCCGTACCATTGTAATAAACAAATTCCTTTTCACCATAATTATTTACTAAAACCCAGCCTTTTATGTTTTTTACACCATCAAACGTCGTGTGTGTATAGTTTGCAATTTTCATTCTGTTACCTCCTTACTTTTTTTGAATTATTCCGTTTGAAGATAGGGTTCTTCTTTTCTTTTTTCCTCTGTTTGTGATAATCACTATCTTTATTAAAAATAATATCTTCATCTTCAATAAGCTCTCTAATAAATTGGTCGTCCGGAATCATTCTTCTGCCTCCTTCTCTACTGTGATAGTAAAATCCCGACCATTTATGTTTAAAGGCAAGACTACCCCTGTTTTTGAGTCACTTTTTAGCAAATCAAATACAATTTCTAAAACTTGCTTACCTAAAATCAATTGTGTCTCTACAATATTTTGCTCTTCAGCCATCACTCCACCTCCTCAACTTCAAACAGCGGACTATTAAACACTTCCCCAAAACCAGCATCTTTTAGCTCCTTTTTAGTGTGGTAGACTCTTTGATGATCCGTTTCATAGATCGAAGAGAAAAGCCACGTTTTGTTTATCTTTTCAAAAATTAGACAGCTATTAAAGCACACTCCTTTTGCTTTCACTCGATAGCGCTTCTCTTTCTCGATATGGTAGCCATTCACCCAAGCGTCAGCAAAGATATTTTGCCGATTCTTTTCATCTTCGCAAAACCATAGATTCACTTCTTCTGGTGCATTTTCTAGCGCAAAATGTAAAGTCTTGTTTCGGCCTCTTACGCACGATATCCAGTTTGCCACTGGCCGGGGAAGCGTGACTTTTTCTTTCTGTTCATCGAGTTGCCTCAGATCGTTCAAAACTTCCTCAGTTGCGACAATCGCATAAATAGTTTCCTCATACTTTCGCACTAATTCACTTTTTTTCATTCTTCCACCTCTTCTACTTCTACGAGTGGGCTTTCTAGCAACCACCCAATCCCTTTTAGATTCAGCTCGTCGATCGTAAACGACTGCTTAAATTTTAGCTTGTATCGTCTATCGTCTTCGAGCTCGATCATGTATGTTTTTGTTGTCTTATTAAATCGTTTTGAGTTGCAAAGCAGACTCCGCAAGGACTCGATCTTCCGTCCAGTTTGTTCTGCGATCTCTTCCATCGTGCCAAACGCGAGTAGCGTATCGTTTTTATAATAAGCAAACGTGCGGACTTTCATTTCAGATCCCAAAAGCTCCACGTCTAAGATCCCGAAAAAATCGCATATAGCCTCGATTCCTGTTCTATCGGGTACGCGATCGCCTCTTAACCAATAATCGATCGTATTATAGGACCAGCCCAGTTTTCTTGATAGTTGGGCTTTCGTGACTCCTTTTTCGTCCATCAAGCGCCTAAGGTTCTTTTTCAAGGCCTCGCGCTGTTTTGGATCATATTTCACGTATTCCATTTTCTGGCCTTCTTCCCCACTCATTGATAATCACGTCGTATTTTTTACCATTGATTGTTATCAATTTGCTAGCTCCGATCACGTCTTTTTTTGACTCGATTCGTTTTATAAGTTCGACGCAAGTTTCACCAAGAGATAATTGACTTTCTATTTCGTCGTATCTCTTCTCTTCCATATTGCCAATAACTTCATAGTACGTTTTCTCCCTCATGCCATTTTTACTCCTTCCGCTTGTTTTTCTAGCCATTCAAACAAGAGCCCGAATTGCTTTACGACTAATTCGTCGTCATGGTATTTTTTGCAGATCTCAGCGATCGCGTCCACGGTCCAAAACCAATAACGCTCAGACCCAAAACCGAGGCTTTGTGCGACTTGGTTATTTCGTGCCATGAAGTCCGGGAGCTCGACGCTAAAGAAATGTATATAGTTCATCGTCCCACTCCTCCACTCTGACATAGATTCCCACGACCTCAGACCAAAATTTTTCTGCGATCTCGCTTGCGACCTCTGCGTCGTCTTTCCAAAAGCCGAGCTTCGTCATACAGTCTTTAAACAACTTTTGAAGATTGTCCGTATCGGGTTTGGTGGTCTTGTACTGGCCTGTGCGTACTCCTTTAATCATCGGGAAGCACCATTTGACCGTGAGCCGGATCGGCCCTTTTAATTTGTCTGGTGGTACATGACGCGCAAGTAAACTTTCAAATTTTGCTCGAGCGTTTTTCAGCTCCTCAGGCTCGTAAAAAATTGGCTTGCCATTTCTGACGTTTACTTTTTTCTGTTGGTGCGTCGTTGTTGGAATTTTTTCCATCGGCAAAAAGAACTCAATCATAAGGAATCCTTTCTACTTTTTTCTAATATTCCAAGAGCTCTGCTTATTTTGCCTAAAATACTTGCATAAGATAAAGCAACTTCGATAGGTTCGTTTTGATTGCTCAAGAAAATCTTAGCAGAACTTGTGTCTATCTTTTCAACCATAATTATATGATTGACATTTATATATTTTCCTTGTACTGCAATAAACATTTTTATTTTACCTTTCTTTTTTATTTTATTTTTCGCGCTTAGTCCATGACCCTTGTATATGACAGGGTGCGTTTTAAGCAACCCTGTCTATACAGGTATGGACATGATGGACGACAGGACATTATCTATATATATAATATATAGGTGGCTGTCCGGGACACGACCACGTTTTTATGGTCTTGTCTGTCCTTTTAGGACAAAGACACAACCATAAATTTATGGTGCTGTCTCATTCGGACACGACCACGTTTTTATGGTCTTGTCCTTTTTCTTTTATCAAATTTGAGTTCTTATCGAACCAATATTTTTTAGATGAATTTAATCTGCGAGTAACTGTTTTTACAGAAATTCCTAAATATTCAGCTACCTCTTCTTTCGATGGTGGTTCACCAAAATTCGCATTTTCGACAGCTTCGTCAAACTCTATCAGCTTTTGCTTTTTGTCTTCCTTTGCGTTCTTTTTGCGAGTTTCTTTAGCTTTCAACCAACCCGGCTTATCATCGTCCAGCTTAATATCAGCCAAAACTCCCGAATCGTCCAGAAAATGCACTGGGTAACTAAACCACATATTGATAGGCTTGAACTTGGCAAACTCCCGAAGTGTGCCTTCCACGCGCCAAGCTGTCGATATTTCGATCGCTCGACGGGCTTCTTCGATCTTATCTGTCCAAGGCTTCCGATCGAGCACGTTTGGAATTGCTTGTTCGAAGTGTGTTCTCATGACGCTTGCACTCTGGAGATCGTCAAGGCTTACGTTGTCTTGGTAATAGTCAATGTTTGCTGCTCGAATTGCTTCCTTATAGATACGTGTCGCCGTGTGGTTGATTCGTTGCGCGTATAGCTCCTCTGTGACGTCAAGCTCCACTAAGTCGATCAACGCGTCCGGATCTCGAGCGAAGACGCCCGAACCGCTGGCTCGGTCCATTGATTTTTTGCCCCCTTGAGCACCTTTTGAGTGGTGGTGGCAATAGATCACTGAGCACCCAAGCTCTGTCGCGACCTTGTCGAACTGATTCGTAAAGTGTGCCATCTGGTCCGCGCTGTTTTCGTCACCCGTTAAGACTTTATAGATCGGGTCAATGATGACGGCTATATAGTTCTTTTTGAGTGATCTCCGGATCAATTTCGGAGCGAGCTTGTCCATCGGTACAGTCTTTCCGCGCAAGTTCCAGATATCAATGTTTTGGAGATTGTTCGGCTGAAGTCCCATTGCTTCGTACACGTCCCGGAATCT